TACATGGACTCAATTAACAAAAGAACAAGCGGCATAACAATATGGCAGATACATTTACAACAAATTTAAACTTAACAAAACCCGAAGTCGGTGCATCTACTGATACCTGGGGCGGAAAATTAAACACCGACCTCGATACTTTAGATGGTCTTTTTGCAGATGCAGGAAACGGAACAAGTGTGGGCCTGAATGTTGGCTCTGGTAAAACTTTAACAGTTGGTGGTACTTTAACCTCAACTGGATCAGCAAGTTTTTCTGGTATTGATGTTAATGGTGGTGCGATTGATGGTACACCGATTGGTGGATCTTCAGCATCAACTGGAGTCTTTACAGTAGCAACTGCATCAACTTCAGCAAAAATTACACAAGTTGCAATTACCTCAAGCTCTAATGCAGTAGCTTGGGATGCACAAGCAGCAGCCAACGCTTATTATGCAACTACAGAAAACACGACTTTCTCAGCACCAAGTAATGCTGTAGAGGGTGCAATCATTTCTGTAGAGATAGCACAAGGTGGATCAGTTTACACAGTAGCCTTTAATACTGTGTTCGAATTTGCTGCAAGTACTGCACCAACTGTAACAGCTACAGCCAACAAGACTGACATCTTTAGCTTTAGATACAATGGCTCAGTTTGGCAGGAAATTGGTAGAGTTCAAAACCTAGCACAAACCTAATATGGAAACGCTACAGCGTACAGCAAATAGAGGAAGCATATCTACTGGGTATGATATTGATAACTCTGTAAAACTTGAGTATGCCAATAGCGAAGGTTTTAGCTTTACTAATGGAAGTACTGGAAATGGTCAAACATGGACTGTTAGCTATTGGTTTAAAAGAACTTCAGTTGGCGAGGTTTTTGATATTGGGTTTGGTGCAAGCGGTGGACTTGAGGTGGGATTTTTTCCCGCAGGTGAGTTTTATTTTTACAATAGTGGTTATTTATGGAAAAGTAACGCACTGTATCGGGATACATCAGCTTGGTATCATGTAGTAGTTTCAATAGATACAACACAAGGCACAGCAGCTAATAGAATAAGAGTTTATATAAACGGAGAAGAAGTTACCTCTTTAGCCACCGATGCACCTCCTAGTCAAAACACAGTTTTAAAATGGAATGTAACGGGGAATACTTATTACATAGGTTATTGGCCGTTCGCTAACTACTACTCTAAGGGCTATTATGCAGACTTTCATTCTGTTGATGGTCAGCAGTTAGCACCCACAGCTTTCGGTGAATTTGATGAAGATAGCGGTATATGGAAACCTAAAGCCTATGCAGGTTCTTATGGTACTAATGGTTTCAAATTAGAATTTAAAGACTCTGCTGATTTAGCCGCAGACACAAGTGGTAACAGTAAAACTATAAGTGCAAACAACATCACATCAGCAGACCAAGCAACTGACACACCTACTAATAATTTTTGTACTATAAATACAATTGAATATACAGGTGGCTACAACATTACAAATGGTGGAACTCAAGCTGAAAGAAATGCAAATACTGCTTGGTATTCCACAACAAGTTCAATGGGGGTATCTAAAGGAAAATGGTATTGGGAAGCACAGTTTGCAAGTGGAGCTACTTCGTTTATGGCTGGAGTAAGTATAGATTCGTATATTTCAACTCAAGCAAATCCTTTTGATGGGCAGTATTTAGGAAGTGGGTCAGGAGATGGTGGTTTTGGATATAATAATAGTGGAACAGTTTTTTATAACAATACATCGACCTCTGGTTATGGCTCTGCACCAAGTACAAACATAATAGGTTTAGCGATAGATATGGATAATGAAAAAGCATACGTTTCTATAAATGGTACATGGCAAAACTCAGGCGACCCTACAAGTGGTGCTACAGGTACAGGAGCTATAGATTTGTTTTTAGACTCAAATGGAGATACAGCATTTTTTAGTTTGTGTGCATACAATCCAAACTATACACATAAAATAAATTTTGGCGGTTACACAACTATGTCAATCTCAAGTGCAGCATCAGACGAAAACGGTTATGGAAACTTTGAATACGCACCCCCATCAGGCTACTACGCCTTATGCACTAAAAACTTAGCGGAGTACGGATAATGGCTTATACAAATATAGACGACCCATCTGCATATTTTCAGGCTAAAGGTTATGCTGGTAATAGCGTTGATAATACAGCAATAACCAACGATGGTAATAGTGATTTACAACCTGATTTAATTTGGTTTGCAAGATATGATACGCCAGCCAATAAATTTCTTTTAGATTCTAGTAGAGGTGTTACAAAATTTTTAATAAGTAGTGACAGTGATGCTGAAGGAACTTCTACATCTATAGTTAAATCTTTTGATACAAATGGTTTTTCTGTAGGAACTAACAGTAATTCAAATTCTAGTAGTTCAAACTATGTAGCATGGCAGTGGAAAGCCAATGGTGGTACGACCTCAAGCAATACGGATGGCTCTATAACTTCTACAGTTCAAGCGAATCAAGATGCAGGTTTTAGTATTGTTACTTATACAGGTAATGGCGACCCATATGGTAATACTTTTGGGCATGGGTTAGGAGTTGCACCTAAAATGGTCATTGTAAAACGAAGAAGCGGTACAGAACAATCTTGGGCTGTTTACCATGAAGCTATTGGTGCTGGTAATTATTTAAGGCTTAATGGAACTAATACTAGTACTGCAAGTTCTGCTCATTGGTACAATACAGCACCAACCTCAACATTAGTTTATGTAGGCGGTAATGGCGAGGTAAACGGCAGCAGTGAAACTTATGTAGCCTACGCCTTCGCAGAAAAACAAGGCTACAGCAAGTTTGGCAAGGTAGTCGGTAATGGAAGTACAGATGGTGCTTTTGTTTATACAGGCTTCAAACCTGCTGTGATTATTTTAAAGAGAACAGACTCAGCAAGGAATTGGAATATAATTACAGGTGCAACAATTCAAAAAAATGTAATAGATGAAAGATTTAACCCTAATTTAGGTAATATACAAAGTGTAGGCGATTGGGCAGATTTTATTTCAAATGGGTTTAAGCTAAGAACCACTAACGCAGCTATAAACGCATCAGGTGGAACATACATCTACATGGCATTTGCAGAAAATCCATTCGTAACATCAACAGGTATACCAACAACAGCAAGATAATATATAATAGGAATTAATATGTGGGCATTAGTAGAAAACAATCAAGTAAGCAAGGTTTATACCAGACCTAAAGCAATAACCATTGGGGATGTATCTTATCCACAAAATATCTTTATGCTTTGGTCAAGTGAAGAACTTGAAGCAATAGGCATTTATGAAGTGGTTGTAGATAACGACAACTTTAAAAATCCTTCTTATTACATCAACACCGATCAATCTTTTGATTTCTCTAACGATGTGGTAACTGCATCTTATGGTACAGCTACAGCTAAACAGTTAGACGATACAACTGATCCTGATACTGGTGATGTAACTCATGGTCTTAAATGGAATCACAATCAAGTGATTATCAATCAAGCCTATGGTTTATTACAGCCTAATGATTGGTATGTGGTCAGAGAAAGTGAAGCTGGTACACCTATTCCTGCTGATTGGTCTACTTTTAGAACTGATGTCAGAAGCACAGCAGCAGATATGCAAAGCAAGATCAATGCTTGTACCACAGTGGATGAGTTAGCAGCCTTGTATGAATACAATGATGCTGAACCACCTGTTAGACCATTAGGAGAATGGCCAACACCTCCATCTAGTTAATGACTAATAAAGCGAGGTCTTATACAATAAGGCTATGGCATTATTTCCAATAACACCCCCCGCAGGAATCGTAACCAATGGCACAGACTACGCCAATAAAGGGCGTTGGGTCGATGGTGATTTGGTGCGTTTTGAAAACGGATATCTAAAACCTATTGGTGGGTGGGAAAAACTTAGAGGTACAGCATTAGACGGAGCTATCATAGGTTTATATGGTTATAAAGATAATGCTGGTAACAATGTTTTAGGAGTTGGTACAAGAGAAAAAGTTTATGTCTTGTATGACAACACCTGGACAGACATCACACCAGTAGGCTTTATTAATGATGCAAGTGATGATCCATTAGGCTTTGGAGCTTACACTTATGGCTCAGAAGACTATGGTGATGCCAGGAGTCAATCAGGTTTAATCTTACAAGCTGGTTATTTTTCTTTTGATAACTGGGG